GTTGCTCCAAGAGTGTACCGATCATGTCCAAGAACTCAAAACAGTTTCCGACCTTAACAAACATCAGGAACTGGCTGATAGTGATTACAGTGTTATTGCTGATGAGTTTAACTCTCTCGTCCGATCACTTAATGCGGTCGGAGCTAAGGTTTTTCTAGGAGATATGCGATATTTCCCAGTTGGTCATCGTGGAGTTTATCACACTGTAAGTAATAACTTCTTTCTGAATGTGGCACATATGCATCGTCCTGAAGTGGTGATGGCAGTGATGCGTCATGAGGGATGGCACGCTGCTCAAGATTGCATGGCAGGAACAATTGATAATAGTTTTATTGCTATTATTAAACCACAAGAGGAAGTTCCGAAGATGTATCAGGCAATCGTAAAGAGTGCTTATATGATGCAACCAAAAGCAATTCCCTGGGAAAAAGAAGCATACTGGGCAGGTCATACTGAGGGCATGACTGCGAAAGCACTTGAATCTTGTGCAGCAGGAACTATGTGGACTGACTACGAACCCACACCTATGACCCGTGAATGGTTGGTTGAAAACGGATTCCTTTCTAAATAGAGTTGCCTTGCTACTCTACTAATGGCAGATACCAAGCCTAAGGTAGAGAAGGAAGACCACGATGAAGATAAAAGTGAAGTCCTTGGTAATCTGGTGAAAGTCGTAGTACTTATTTGGTCTGCCTCTCTCCTCACGTTCAGTTACGTTCGACTTCCAAACGGTCAAAAGATTCTTGACTTTGACCCTACCTTCATTGCATCGGTGTTCTCCGGCTCTTTAGCTGCTTTTGGCCTCAGTCCTGCTAAGTCAGGTGGTGCTGCACCAACAAAGAAAAAGAAAGAGGAAGAACCCCCAGTTGTATCTGCTGTTGAACCTAAGAGGTAATCATGTCACGTATCAAATGGGCTGCTATTAGTGTTGGTGGTGTCATTGCTGTTGCACATATCGGTGTCTTAGGACATCTGATTAGACGACCACCTGAACCGAAAGTTGCTGAGGTTCCCACTATTAACATCCCATCTGGTCCGTATACTTCATATAAAATCACAGCAGGTAAGGACGGATATACAATTGAATATAAAGCAAATGATCCTGCTATTCTTGAGTCCCAGAGATCACTGAGCCTTGATAAAGACAAGAAAGGATTATTTGGTGGTGGAAATGAAGTAAGAAGAGAATGGAGACGTGATCAATATACTGCAGAAGGAACTAGGAATATGGGAGGTGCCGCAGTAGACGGCGAGGGAAAGAGTGCAAAAGACATAGAGTGTATCGTGGCGGACGCTGGAGCACGATCACAAGGTGCGATGGCAGGTAGTGCTGTTGCTTCTGGTGTTCTTGTCCCTGCAGTTGTAAACATCCCATACATCGGATGGTTGGCTGCTGGTTGGGCAGCACTGTTAGGAAATAATATTGGGTCTGAAGCAGGGTCTATAGTAAACTCTGCAATTAGTGATTGTTAATGAACCTCTTTTTGAGACCACTTGTGGATGTAAATGATGTAACTTGGAGTATTGTTTGGTGTTTGCTGATACTTCTGGGTGGTGTAGCATACTATATTGTCTATATAATGCGTATGGCTTTTAATGAATTGAACGATGAGCGACCTGACGAATAAGGATGCTGAACAAGATTCCAAACTTGCTGTATTAGAAAGCAAGATTGAAAGTTATCGTGAACGCATTATTGCGCTTGAAGGAGATACAAAAGATGTCTCTGTCATTGATAGCACTCTAGAGAATGCAATTCGTCGGATTGAAATGGTTCATCAACGTATTGATAGAACAGAAGAGAGACTCAAGCAAGTTGAACAAAAAGTTCTAGACAATAAGATTTGGATTCAGAGAGCATCAGCAGTTATCGGTGCAGCAGTAACTATCATTGGACTCATTGCTGCTATGCCACAGGATGCAGATGCTTTTACTGAAGACAGTTTGTTGGGTGAACCTTGTCCCACTGAGTTGGCGTCAAGAAATCTTGTAACAGAAGTCAGTGTTAAACCTTCTAAAGAGGAGCAAGAGTAATGGGTGCAATGGTTCCACCAAGTCGTAAGAGTTGTTACAACTTTAGAGTCGTCAGTATAGATAGAGTGTTGGACGGGGACACAATCGATGTTACTATCGATCTCGGTTTTGACCTTTATAAAAAAGAAAGAGTTAGAGTTGCTGGGGTTGATACCCCAGAGAAAAGAACCAAAGACCTTGAAGAGAAGGCACTCGGAATTGACGCAACCAACTGGCTTAAGGAGAAGTTAGAAGGTGCTATTTCTGGTGACGACGAACTCGCTGTTAGGACTGAACTGGTTGGTGGCATGGGTAAGTACGGTCGCCTTCTTGGTTGGTTATATATCGGAGATGCAGAATTATCATTAAACGAGCAGATGATTGAAGAAGGATATGCGTGGAGTTACTCAGGAGGCACAAAGTGTAAAGATTTTGAGCAGTTGAGAGAAATCCGCAGACAGCACGGCACTCTTGTAGAGTAATGTAAAGTTTTATGTATGCGTGGGGGTATGGTGGTATAAATAATAGTAGTTATATTTGCTGCTATGAAGCATATCCACCATATCATTCCTAAACATATGGGAGGAACTGATGACCCCTCTAATCTAATAGAATTGTCTGTTGAGGAACACGCAGAGGCACATAAGAAACTTTATGAAGAGCACGGAAATGAATATGATAGGATTGCTTACGAAGCCCTTTCTGGGATGATAAAGAAGGAAGAGGTAATATCACAAGTATTAAGTGAAAGTGGTAAGAGAGGTGGTGCTCCTAAGGGTAGAGTTCCTTGGAATAAGGGTAAAAAGGGATTGCAGAAAAATCCCACCCTCGCAGAAAGGAATAGGAATAAAGTATGGACTGAGGAAGAAAAGGAAAAAATAAAAGCAGGTGGAAGAAAAAATAAAGGTAGAAAAAGACCTGACCTTGTAGAGAGAAATAAGCAACGCAAAGGTCTAAATATTCCAAGAGATGAAAATGGTAGGTTTGTATGATTGATGGTGGTACAAAGCAAAAGAACTTTGAGGAGTTAAGAGAAATTAGGAGAGCACACGGCACCCTGGTTGAGTAATGCCAATCCCTGATATTCGTCTTAATAATGTAAAAATAGGTGACGTTGTAATTCAAGACGTACCAAAGTGGATGTCATCTGATCCACCACAGGCTGTTCCGATTCTCCCTCCAGTTACGATGGAGATCGGAACTCCCATTGTCAATATTCCTGGATGCGTAAGAGCACATAAAGATAACAAAGAGAACGTAAATTTAAAGGACGAAGACGATAAGGGTATCATGACCCTGTGTGATGCAGGAACTCCATCATTCAATCCAATTGATTATGATGCATCTAAACTTGACTTAGAACAAGAACCACCTCCACCACCTGCATATAAACCACCATCAAAACCAGAACCACCAGAGACACAAACTCCAGGAGTTCCAAAGCAGACAACTCCAGAAAAACCTGAGTGTCCTACAAGGGCACAGCAGTTAAAGGATCCTGTTGGAAAGATTGTAGAAGGTAATAGAAAGATCGTTGCATACGAAACAGTCGGGAAAGAATGTCTCCCAGTGTTTGAGAAACTTTCTATTCCCGACCAGATTATTCAGAATATACCATCAGCAGGTATGGTAACTACGACTGCCTCTATTGCCGTGGTGGCAACGTCCTCGGCACTGCTTGCAAAACCTCTTGCTGATCTTTTGTTAAAAGTGGTGAAACCGACCGTGAAGAAGGTAATGAAGAAGGTTGCTGCCTTACGGGGTAAGAAGATCCCGCCACAGTCCTCTTCTGAGAGGATTGCTGAGCAGAGACAGAGGAACCAAGCTGTGAAGGCACTGCGGTCTGTTCGCCCACTGAAGAAATAGGTGGAATTGTATGTGCGTGTGGTTTGATATGAGTTACATTTTGAACTACCACATCAGCACACACTTTTGCATAAGGACTCCTGGGATGGAAACGAATTCCTTTCTGAATTAATTCGCCACAATTCTTAAGCCGTGCTAGTTCAAAATCTAATCTCTTGTTAGCAAGCATTTGACCTTGTAGTGCAATCTGTGTCTCTGCTGCTTGCTTACAACGTTCCTGTAATCCACCATCGAGTGGTAGAGACAGTGTTGCAGAGAGACCAATACTGGTACTGTAGTTTCTTGTCATGCCAGTTCTGACTGGTTTATGCCAGAGAATGTCTCCTGCATTATCAGGAACACCATCCCCTTGCATTTCCATAACAGTGATAGTCATATCCTGACCATCTTCATATGCTCTTACCTCTTCACCATCTGCGTTGGTGTAAGTTCTATCGTCATACCAGGATTCCCAAGGCCAGTTCTTCACATTTTTTTGAACTTCTACCATTCTTCCTTCAAAATCTCTTGCATCATATTGAGGTTCCATGTAATAGGTTTCAAATGGATCCTTATCATTCCTTGCATGAGTGATGTAAGGAGTGAAGTTAGCAGTGGGACCTTGACAACTGATACCACCACCATATGTGTTAGTGATATAAGGACCTTGTAAGACCTGGATGGCTTGGTTGGTCACTGAGCCTGAGCTGTTTGCGATTGGATTAGCAGTCGCAGAAACACCTCCCACATCAGCAGCACTGACGGGGGAGGATACTAGCAACGCAATTACTGGGTAAAGATACTTGTGGTATCTGTTACCGAAGTAACTTCTGTTGTCCTTTGAATCACAGTCTGGTTTGTTACTCCTGGACCCTGGTAAGTTGTTGTAAACTGAAATGCTTTTCCAGGGTCTGTGATTGTGAAGTTTGAGTTGCTGAAGTTCAACCCAGTTGCGGAACTTGTTACTGTTCCTTCTATTCCTCCTAGAGGATTCACCGTCACGTTGTTGGTTGTTGTCGGTGGCAGAAGTGCTGCCCCGTTGTTGGACACGTTTGTCCCAGAAACTGTATATTGCCATCCTGTTGCATAGTCTATAGAGTTGATTGTCTCAGTTTGCTTTGAAGTCGTTTCAGTGTGGCTGGTCATCGAGCCCTGTGTGAAGTTCGGGACCACCGGGACTGCTCCAGCAGATTGAAACAGTCCGTGAAGAACTCCAAGAACCAATCCGAGACCGATTGCTTCTTGTAGTCTAGTCATTAGTCAATAACCGTGATTTCAGATACAAATTGTCCTACAGCAGTGCTACCAGCTCCGCCAGCTGTGATTGTAATACCACCGTCAGTTGCGATAGTACCTGCCAGAGAACCAGCAGTTCCAGATGCGTAAGAAGTCTGACTGGAGAAGTTACCAACCTCACCTACAGTAGGAGCACTAGTTGGAACAGCATCACCTTGGAGGAAAGAGGAACTGAAGGAGAATGCTTCACCTGCAGTTGCTTGAGTTGCAGAAATAGTTCCAGGATCGTAAAGACCACTAGAGATTGTTCCTGCAGAAATAGTTCCTGCTGTGGTTCCGTCTGTAGTATTTACATTAGATCCTGACACACTGTATTGGGAACCCAGTCTTGTCGCAGTGGTTCTCGCAGAGTCAACAGTCAACTGAACACTGGAAGACATTTTATGAACCAGCCCACCTGCATTTGCTGCGGGAGCTGCCATCAAAATCATGATTAAGGGAAGAAATCTTCTCATTACTAATCACTTATTAGGTCTGTATTTATTTAGAGGGATGTTTTTTACATTTTGAATTATTGTTCACGATGATACTTGACATATTACTGAAGTATGACTAGGATAGGTTTGTTAGGTTTGGATGAGATTTTAAATAAATATCTAAAAACAATACAATGTCTACACGGACTGCTGCCATAGTCATAGATGATTTCTTATCAGATGACCAGTGGAATTATATTCAGAATAATATCTCTGAGTACATGAACACGTCAGAGTTCGTTGAGAATAGAAATGATCCTTATACATCATGCGTTACTTGGATCAGGGAGAAACTCTCTACGTTCAATTTTTTCAATGAGCATTGGAATACAAATTTAGATACCTGGTCTTACATCAACACTCTTCCTGCCAATATTGATAGAGAATCTTCAGGAACTGGATATCATATTGACTTTGGTGGTTTTGTGTATTATATACATCCTACATGGGACTCTTCTTGGGGAGGACATTTGTTATTCCAGGACTGTGACGTTGATAAAATAGAACCAAAACCAAATCGGTTTGTTTGGATTAATCCGAAAGTTCCTCATGGAATTGAAGTTGTAAATGATACAGCAACTCACAATAGAATAACCATTGTTGGATGGCCAGAGGGATGTGTTGAGTATCCTGATGCTACGCAACAAATAAATATTTCATATTAAGTGCATTCGATGGCAAATAGATACAGTAAAGCATTAAAGCATTTAAAGAATAAAAGTATCGATGAGAAGTTGGAGTTGCTTGAGGCGCTTCCAATAAACAATACGTATGGATTATATACCGATGTGCCTGGAGAATTTGAAGATCCAGATCCCGTAACATTATTACCAAGATCTGCAGACCTTGATCAGGATGGTGATGGTGCTGATGGATATCAGGGTGATGATACAACTGGATTGTTCCTTGACGATGGAACAATATTAATAGAAGAACCACCTGGTGATAGGTCCTATGTTTTAGGACCTATGATATCTATGTGGTATGCCTGGGCAAATTACACTCAGATTGGATACGTTCGACAATCTGATAGAAGAATGGTAAACCTTGGTAGAATTGTTGGTGAAATGTCTGACTGGGATGGTGAAACTGGGTTTACAAGTTATGGACAATTAACATTGGCACAAGCAGTATGGTTTAAGGAACAATCAAGATCAGATTATCGTGCGTTCTATCCTGGACCACCATCAAATCCTGCTGATCAATATGGTAGATATATTGGTTCGATGGTTGATGTTTTTAAACCAACAGAGAGACAAGACCCTAGGTTCTGGAATCCAGGAACTCAAAGAGGATCAGATCCCACTGATAATCATTCTCTTGCTATGGATAATATGGGTGGTTGGTTAGCAGCTGCAGCAGCATTAGGATTTGTATTTAATACTGTTAGAGAGTTTTATAATTGGTGGAATAGACAAAACGAAGATATGAAACAGAAACTTCGTGATCTTGTTAATCCACCAAAGGTATCAAGAGAACTTCAATTAAAAGATGTGGCAGGACTAAGACCTGATGGAACTCAGGGAATGAATAAACTTGGTGATACTAACAGAGGACATGATGGAACACTATACAAATTAGTTCCCAGACCTGGATATGGATATAACATGTGGGTTCCTGTTAAAAAGGCAGGAGGCGGTGGTCCTATGTTTGCTCACTATGAACCCAAAGGTGAAGTTTTATCTGAGGATCGTAAGAGAATTCTTCGTGACATCAAGAAACCAGTTCAGGTTAAGGAGATGCCAACTAAGGTTAAGGTGTCACCTAAACTGAGAAATAAAAATAAATCAGTCGGTGTTGACATGATGAAAGTTCCTGACACACCTGCACAGTACAAACCACAAACGAATATTTGGCAGAGAAAAGATTATCGTTCAAATGTTAGAGCATCTCAAGAAAAGAAAAATGAAGTTCTTGAATTGCTTGGAGCAGCAGAACACCACTGGACTTACTTGACCGAGGATAAAAGAAAGCAAAAGCAAGAAAAAGTTAATGAGATGATGTCTGCTAGATTTGATAAGCAGTTAGAAGTTTTGTACGAACAGTACAAGCAGAAAGAAAATAAACTTGATAAAGCAATATCTGTTATTAAAAAAAATAATGATGTGGCACCAGAGGGAGCTCCACCACCACCCAAACCTGCTGCAGTCATGCCAAATGGATATTCTTCACAATATGGTAAACACTACAAACATGATAAGTTAGATCCACATAGTGCAGAATCTATGCCACCTACAGGTGATCCTGAAATAGATGCAAACATCAAGAAGGCAACCAACGCAAAAGAGAAGGCAAGGAAACTCAAAATTCTTCTTGGCAAAAAGGCTTGACCGGTAGTGCAAACCGTAGTATCATAAATACATCAACGACATAGAACTTAATAGTTCTTTACGTTGTCAACACCCCTTCAACCGAGACCTATAGGGTGTATAAATCACGTCTCTCATACCCGACCTGGAGGGTAGGTTGGGAATATTTTATTCGGTACTACCCCGTACTAATACATAACCCTTTTTCAAATGGCTTCAACTCTTTCAAGACAACAACAATCCTCTACGTGGGACAATTTCTGCGAGTGGGTAACTTCAACTAACAACCGTCTGTATGTCGGTTGGTTCGGTGTGCTGATGATCCCAACTCTGTTGGCAGCAACCATCTGCTTCATCACTGCGTTCGTCGCTGCTCCCCCTGTGGACATCGACGGCATCCGTGAACCAGTTGCTGGTTCTCTGATGTATGGCAACAACATCATCTCTGGTGCAGTTGTTCCTTCTTCTAACGCAATCGGTCTTCACTTCTATCCCATCTGGGAAGCAGCATCTCTGGATGAATGGCTGTACAACGGTGGTCCTTACCAACTCGTAGTATTCCACTTCCTTATCGGTGTCTTCTGCTACATGGGACGTGAGTGGGAACTCTCTTACCGTCTTGGTATGCGTCCTTGGATCTGTGTTGCATACTCTGCACCCGTTGCAGCAGCATCCGCAGTATTCCTGGTCTATCCTTTCGGTCAAGGTTCTTTCTCTGACGGTATGCCCCTTGGCATCTCTGGTACGTTCAACTACATGCTTGTATTCCAGGCAGAGCACAACATCCTGATGTACCCCTTCCACATGCTGGGAGTCGCAGGTGTCTTCGGTGGTTCACTGTTCTCCGCAATGCATGGTTCACTGGTTACTTCTTCACTGGTTCGTGAAACCACTGAAACTGAGTCCCAGAACTATGGTTACAAGTTTGGTCAGGAAGAAGAGACCTACAACATTGTTGCTGCACATGGTTACTTTGGTCGTCTGATCTTCCAGTATGCATCCTTTAACAACTCACGTTCTCTGCACTTCTTCCTCGCTGCGTGGCCTGTTGTTGGAATCTGGTTCACTGCCCTTGGTGTTTCTACCATGGCATTCAATCTCAATGGTTTCAACTTCAACCAGTCCATCCAAGATAACCAAGGACATGTCCTTAACACTTGGGCAGATGTCCTGAACCGTGCAGGTCTTGGGATGGAGGTGATGCACGAAAGAAACGCACACAACTTCCCTCTTGACCTGGCAGCTGCTGAGTCCACTCCTGTGGCACTTACTGCTCCTGCGATTGGTTGAGATAATCAATCATACGGGATAATGTGTTAACATTGTCCCCTACAAGTCCGAGAGCAGTGTTGCAGTTATTGCATAACACTCCTCGGATTTTTTCTTTGCGGTGACAATGATCAATACATTTCTTGGTTAGTTCAACGTTACAGATTTCGCAGTTTTCAATTTTCATTAGATCGTTATATTGATCTTCTGTAAGTTGGAACTTAGTTCTCATATACTGATGAGGTTTGTAATATGTTGCTCTCTTATTTGATGAACACTTTTTACATTTAGGTTGAAGACCAACATTTCCAGAAGCATAAGTTCTTTTATGGAAGTTATCTTCTGTCAAGTTTTTCTTACAAGAAGTGCAAGTTTTCATCTATTGTAATGCTCGTTTTCTATACCTACTATATAGGTATATTTTTTTCTCTAAGTATGTTAAGATATGATAAGTTCATCAACACCTTACAAACTTGCTGAGATCATTCGTGATACTTGGCCGCAACTGTACTACTTAAAAGATTCAAAGGTAAATAAAAATGGTAGCATCAACACTACAACAACCAAGGAGGGAATGGTTTGACATCCTTGATGACTGGCTTAAACGGGATCGCTTTGTCTTTGTGGGCTGGTCTGGATTACTTCTTTTTCCCACTGCTTATCTTGCAATTGGTGGCTGGCTTACTGGTACGACGTTCGTTACAAGCTGGTATACCCACGGGTTGGCGTCTAGTTACCTTGAGGGCGCTAATTTTCTTACAGCAGCAGTGTCAACTCCTGCTGACGCTATGGGTCATTCTCTTCTTTTACTTTGGGGTCCTGAAGCTCAGGGGGATTTCGTCAGGTGGTTCCAGTTGGGAGGACTCTGGAATTTTGTGGCGCTCCACGGAGCCTTTGCTCTCATCGGTTTTATGCTCAGGCAGTTTGAGCTTGCTCGTCTAATCGGAATCCGACCCTACAATGCGATCGCTTTTTCTGGTCCTATTGCTGTATTCGTCTCTGTATTTCTCATCTACCCTCTCGGACAATCCTCTTGGTTCTTTGCGCCGAGTTTCGGTGTATCGGCGATTTTCCGCTTCCTACTCTTCCTCCAGGGCTTTCATAACTGGACGCTCAATCCCTTCCATATGATGGGTGTGGCAGGAATCTTAGGAGGAGCATTGCTTTCTGCGATTCATGGTGTTACAGTAGAGAACACCTTGTATCAAGATGGTGAACAGGCAAATACTTTCAAGGCATTTGACTCAACTCAAGAAGAAGAAACCTATTCAATGGTCACTGCCAACCGTTTCTGGTCTCAGATCTTTGGTATTGCGTTCAGCAATAAGAGGTGGTTGCATTTCTTTATGCTGTTTGTTCCTGTTATGGGTCTTTGGACCTCATCCATTGGTATTATCGGTCTTGCTCTTAACCTCCGTGCTTATGACTTTGTGAGTCAGGAGATAAGGGCTGCTTCCGATCCAGAATACGAAACATTTTATTCAAAAAATATTCTTTTGAATGAAGGACTCCGTGCTTGGATGGCACCTGCCGACCAACCACACGAAAATTTTGTATTTCCAGAAGAAGTTTTGCCAAGAGGTAATGCTCTTTGATAATCAAGACCCTTCGGGGTCTTTTTTATTTACATAAGACCCAAAGTATGATAAAATATAAATAATAATAGATATTCAAAGTTAGGATAATGCCTTTAAATAATAAGTCAAAACCTTGTGGTGCTTTAGTTGGTGAAAAGTTTGGAAAACTTACTGTTTTAAAAGAAGAAGTTATTTTAAAGAGTGGAAAAAACAGAGTATATGCAACTTGTAAATGTGAATGTGGTGGTCAAAAAACTTGTGAAAGATATGGTCTTATGAATGGTTCAACTACAAGTTGTGGATGTGTTAGAAGAGAAACCACAATTGCTTTCAACAAAACTAAAAAGAAGCCAAAGGGAGAGAGAAAACAAGACGACCGAAGATATAAGATGTTTCATAATGCTCAACACAGAGCAAAGAAAAAAGGAATACCCTTTACAATTTCTATGGAAGATATTGTAATACCAGAAACTTGTCCTCTGCTTGGCATACCATTAGTATCTACAAATGATAAGAGAGACCCAAGAAATCCAAGTTTAGATCAAAAAGTTCCTGGTGAAGGATACACTCCCGATAATATTTGGGTAGTATCATCACGGGCAAATTGGATTAAATCCGATGCCACCCTACAAGAACTCAAAACACTGGTAGAAAATCTGGAAGCACTCTAACTTTTAATAAGGATTTGTCTTATTAAAGGAAACCCACTAAACCTTTAATAA